CGATTGGGCCGCTGCCCGCAGGAGTGGCTGAGGGCAGTTGTCAGGTCCTGCATCGAGAAAACCGACTACCCGTTCCCGGAGGAGTTGGTGCTGTCAACACCGTCCCGGTGAACGGTTACGTATTTGCGCCGAAACAGGGTGGCGTCCTGGTTGAGCAGGGCCGACTGCAAGCCGCCCAGGTAATCGGGCATGCCATAGACTTGCTGCTCGGGGTCGTACTGAGCCAGCCAGATCACATCCTCCGGCCGGTAAATCAGGTTCGGCTTGCCCTGCTGCAGATAGACAAAGCAGCCATCCTCGCGCCGGCGCAGGTAGACGCTCGAGAGCGGGTACAGCCCCACCACCTGGCCAAAGCCATTGCGAATTTTAAGCAGTCCCGCATCCCCGAACTGCAGGTAGTTGTGAGCAAAGGCCGTGACGGTGGTGCGCTGATTGGTGAAGCGCCCTGCCACCATATTGCGCCGCGCCATCAAGATGGCCCCGTGGTGAGCATTGGCCCGCACCACCTTGGCCAGCCCCTTGCGCTCGATGGGAGGCTGGTAATACTCGCCATAGGGGTTGTAGAACACTCCGGTGTAGTCGGTCATCCAGGCGGTGGGATCGACCGCTTCCGGCATGCTGAACACCACAGAAGAACGGGTGGAAGGGGTGGCCACCTTGGCCGGGGCTGGTTGCTGTCGTTTGGTCATGCTGCCTTTCTCTCCTGACTGGTCACCCAGCTGGATTTGCGTTTACGGTTTGTATCGAGTGGCTCGTTGGCCACAGCGTGGGCGATGGCAAAAAACACGTCAGCGTGGCCGGTCACGTTGTCGCGGGCGGCCCGAAACGTCATCTGACCGCCGCCGGTGGTGCTGCGCTTGATGGCGAGGAACGCCAGCGGAATATCCCGATCCGAGCTGTCCCACTCGATGCGGTTGGCTTCCACCACGTCGATCATCTTGAGCACCAGCCGCGATTTACTCTCGATGCTGTAGTTGATGGGGTGGCACACCCCTTTGAACACGGGTTTCAACAGGTCAAACACCCCGGCGCCGATGCCGGACACATCGACCCCCAGATACGTGACCCGAAACTTCTTGGCGATGCGCTCTATCTCCTGCGCCTGGTACTGGAAGTTGAGCCCGCGCCAGTAGTGCTTTTCCAGCACCCGGAACCGCTCGCCGGCGACGGTGGGCGGGGCGACCACCACCAGGGTGGCATTGTCACGGGTGCGGCTCGGGTCATAGCCCAGCCACACCTCCCGCCGGCCGAACGGGTCGGGCCGCCCGGGCTTGTAGTCCTCCCACCTTGTCGGGTCAACCCCTGCCCGCTCCATGTCCTGGAACTTGAACACCGACAGGGCATCGTCGATAAACCGGCACAGATACAGGCGCTCGAACACCTCCTCCGGGTACTCGTCTTTGAGCTCCTCGATGTCGATGAAGTTGCACCCGAGGCGTATGGCATCCTCGATGGTGATGACATAGCGCCACTGGCGGTCCGGGCAGATGCGGCCACCGTCGCGCAGGTCATCTTCACCCGGGAAGTCGATGGCCTGCCGACTGGGGCGAGTGCCCTTCCAGCGATCCCCGGTCCAGAACCGATACGCTTCGTGCACCTTGCTCGATGGCGTGGAGAAGTAGGTTTTGCGCCAGTGGCTCTGGGTGGCCATGGCGCTCGATACATCGGAGAGCCGCTCGAAGTTGGGGATCCAGAAATACTCATCGATGTAGACGTTGCCGGAGCGAGACTGGGCGCTGTTGGAGTTGGTGGAGCAAAAGATAAGCTCGGCCCCGTTCGACAAGACGATGGGGTTGCCGGTCAGGGTGACCCCGAGGAAGGTCTGGGCAATCTTGCAGATGTAGGAGCGAAACACCTCTGCCTGGGCGCGGGTAGCGGACAGGAAGATCTGATTGCCACCCGTCAAAATGGCATCTTCCAGCGCCTCGCCGGCGAAGTAGTAAGTCATGCCAATCTGGCGGGACTTCAAGATGTTGCGGGTACGCGGCAAGGCCGGATCGTTCTTGGCCTCCCGGCAGCGCAGCTGGTAGCCAAACAGGGTCCCCAGCCACTCGCTAAAGTCTGCCTCTGTCAGGTGGCCAACCTGGTTCTTGCCCTTCTTGCCGCCTTTGCCTTTGCTGCTGCCACCATCTTCGCCACCCCGGCCACGGCGCGGCCGCTCGGCAGCCGGTTCCTCGCCACCCTCGCGGCGAGCAGTGAGCGCCTGCTGGCGTTCGGCCCACTTGAGCGCCTTTTCTTTGAGGCTGACATGGTGGCCGATGAGCCGGTCCAGCTCCTCCTGCTCCCCCGGGGTTTTCTTCTCGCGATCCAGCAGCACATTGACCCGGCGGGCAATGGCATCCTCCACTGCCTCATCGGTCAGCAGCTCCCGCCAGCCGAGCTTTTCAGCCCAGTAGTAGACGATGCGACAGGAGTTTAGCCCCAGTTCGTCCTTGATCTCCTGGGGGGTCCATCGCTTAAGGTAGAGTCCCTTTGCTGCCTTGCGGATCTCTTCGGGATACGCCACGGCGCCTCCTTCGATATGAATGATGGCGCCATCATAGCCAGCCCCCTCCCCTCGCTTATCCCACTGATGTTCTGAGCAATTCGGATATCCCGCTGGATCCGAATCTCCCCGAACACAACAGGATGAAACCCCCTTGGCGACCCGATAGCCTGAGCCCGCATCTATTGGGAGCAGGCATGAGCGCAACAACCTTGAGAACAGATTGGGTCTGTATCGCCACCGAAGGCAAAGCGGTGGATGGGCGGGATATTACCCGCGACTGGCTCACCGATATGGCCGAGACCTACGACCCCGATTTCTACACGGCTTTGCTGTGGCCAGAGCACGATCGCTGGTCAAACTTCGGGGTGGTGCAGGCGCTCAAAACGGTGGAAGTCGATGGCAAGCTCAAGCTGTTTGCCATCCTCTGCCCGAATCGCGATCTCATCTACTACAACCAGAACGGCCAGTATCAGTTCTGCTCCATCGAACCCTTCGAGAACTTCGCCGACACCGGGCGCACCTACCTGCTGGGCCTCGGCGTCACCGACGAGCCGGCAAGCCTCGGTACCACGCGCCTCAAATTCAGCACCAAGCACAAAGGCCACACCATCGGCGCCAGCGAACAGCTGGATCTCTCCACCTTCAAGCTACCCAGGCACGAGAAGGCCGATGGCCTGATCACCAAGTTTTTCAGCTTCCTGGCCAGTCATGGCGAGCAAATGCCCACGACTCCCCCCAGCCAACCCGAGGATGAGGAAATGACCAAAGAACAGTTCGACCTGCTGCTGGGGGCCGTCAACGGCCTTGGCACCAAGATCGAAGGCTTCAGCACCAAGCTGGAGACCAAACCCACCACTGAACAGCCCACGGCACCGGCTGCAGAGCCCGCCAAGGTGGACGCACAGCCAGGCATCACTGCCGAGCGCTTCACCAAGCTGGAGCAGACCCTGACCGGTCTGACCGACAAGGTCGGCGAGCTGCAAGGCCAGATCGAGAAGTTCTCCGTTGAAGTGCCGGGCCAGCGCCCGGGCGCGCTCGGCGGTGACGATACCCCCACCGTATATTAAGGACGGCCCATGAGTCAGACCCTCACCGTCCAGGCCATGCAGCGCCTGGACCAATACAGCAACGCCCTGGCCAAGTCCTACGGCATCCCCGTTAACGCCCTGGCCAAACAGTTCAGCGTCACCGGTCCGGTGGAAACCGGCCTGCGCGCCGCCCTGCTCGCCTCGGTCGAGTTCCTCGGCCTCGTTACCTGCCTGGACGTGGACCAGATCAAGGGTCAGGTGGTGCAGGTTGGCATCGGCAAGCTGTTCACCGGCCGCAAGAAGAACGGCCGCTTCAACGGCAAGATCGGCGTCGATGGCAACACCTACGAGCTGACCGAGACCGATTCGTGCGCCTCCCTCGACTGGGCGACCCTGTGCGTCTGGGCCAACGCCGGCAGCGAGGGCGAGTTCCTGCGCCTGGTGGGCGACTTCATCAACAAGGCGTTTGCCCTGGACATGCTGCGGGTCGGCTGGAACGGCATAGCTGCGGCCGACGATACCGATCCCGCCAAGCACCCGCTCGGTGAGGACGTCAACAAGGGCTGGCACCAAATCGCCCGCGAGTGGAACGACGGCAGCCAGATCATCAAGGCCAAAGCCGGCGAGAAGATCCGCTTCGACCCGGACGGCCATGGCGATTACAAGACTCTGGACGAGATGGCCTCGGACCTTATCAACACCACCATCGACCCGCTGTTTCGCCAGGACCCGCGTTTGGTGGTGCTGGTCGGTACCGACCTGATTGCCGCCGCCCAGGCCAAGCTCTACAGCGAAGCCACCAAGCCGAGCGAGCAGATCGCCGCCCAGAAGCTGGCCGAGTCCATCGCCGGGCGCCGCGCCTACATCCCGCCCTTCTTCCCGGGCAAGCGGATGGTAGTCACCACCCTGGACAACCTGCACATCTACACCCAGCGCGGCACCCGCAAGCGCAAGGCCGACGATAACCAGGACAAGAAGTGCTTCGATAACCAGTACTGGCGCATGGAAGGCTATGCCCTGGGCGAACACCTGGCCTATGGCGGCTTTGAAGAGGCTGACATCGAGATTGGTGCCGCCAAGCCGACCGAGGCGTCCACTGCCGAGCCGCAGGACTAAGCCATGAGCTCACCCGGTCAACGTCACAAGCAGCGCCTGATCGCCAGGCAAGGGGCCGAGCAGGCCGCCTGCTCTGGCATGGCCACCGGCGCGGTGGCTGACAGCCTGCACCTGCAGCTGATTGCCCTGGATCAGGACATGGTCCGGCTGCGCAAGCTGGCACGCATTGGGGATCGGGTGAACATGAAACGCGATGAGCTGATGCCCAAATACCGCCCCTATGTGGAGCGCTATCTGGCAGCGGTCGCTGAGTCCGGCCAGCCCTACCAGAACGAGCTGTTTCAGCGCCTCATCATCTGGGCCTTTGACGTCGGGGATTTTGATGCCGGCATTGCCTGGGCAGAGCTCGCCATTGCCCAGGGGCAGCGCACCCCGAACAACATCAAGCGCGACTGGGCCCACTTTGTGGCCGACACCGTGCTGGAGTGGGCCGAGAAACAGGCGGCCGAGGGCCACTCCGTCGAGCCCTGGTTCTCCCGGGTGTTTGACAAGGTGCGCACCGACTGGCGCCTCAACGAGCGGTTGACCGCCAAGTGGTTCAAGGCCGCCGGTTGCCTGCTGCTGCGCGACCACGACGGCCAGCCACGCCCCAGCGCCGTGGGCGACAGCGCCACCCTGGAGCAAGCCGATCACTGGCTGGCCCAGGCCGACCAGCTGCACGGCAAGGTGGGCGTCGGCACCTTGCGCCAAAAGATTGCCATGCGCCTGCGGGCGCTCAATCCGGAATAACCAGCCGGTGTAACCGACTCTCCGCGCCACCGCACCCCGGCGCGAAGGCCATGGGCAGCTTATGGCTAACCCAGCGGCCATTGCGTGGCTTCAGGGGTGCTCCATTTAACCAACCAGCGAGGCCCGCCATGTTTGCAGGCAAGGACATCGACTACAGCGCCGCCACTATCCGCAATGACGGCTTCTGGCCGGATGTGGCCGTGAGCGATTTTGAACGTCGCCGCGCCCTGCCTGCCGATCTGGATGCCCAGACCACCGGCGCCGCCCTGCTCGCCGCCGTCGCTGAAATCAACCTACAGCTGGTGAGCCACCAGGTCGAGCTGCAGGCCAAGGGCTACGCCACCGCCGCCGAGGTCCCCGGGCCCAGCCTGGAGGGCGGCAGCAATGCCCTGACCGAGCAGTACCTGGCCGCGGTGTTTGCCCGCGCCAAGGCGGCCCTGCTACCCGAGTTCGCCAGCGTCACCGAGCGGGCCACCGCCAACAACCAGCTGGCGCGTTCGCCAGACCAGCGCGCCCAGCTGCTGGCCGAGAGTCAGCAGCGGGTGCGCAGCATCAAGGGCAAGCACAGGGCGGGGGTCTCGCTGATATGAGCGACATCAACGAACAGCAGGCCCAGGGCTACTTCCTGCAGGCGCTCCACGCCGAGCTGCTGCGGGTGCTGCCGGCCAAGTGCCACAAGACGCTGGATAGCTGGATGGAGAACGGCACCATCCGGCTGGCGCCCAAAAACATGGGCCCCACCGGGGTGGACGTGGCCTGGCTCACCTATCAGGCGGTGTTCACCATCGAGCAGTTGCCGTTTCGCGAGCTGGATCCAGCCATTGTGCTCGCGTCAGTGGCGGCCTGGGTGCAAGAGCATGACGAGTTCCGCGAGCAGTTCGAGTTGCCCGATCCCGAGTACGCCGTCACCCCGAACGATGAGAAGACCGCCGACCTTGAGATCCAGCTCGCCTTTACCGAGCCGCTGCGCCTGGTGGAACACGCGCTGGGCCCCATCAACTGGCTCGGCAAGCGCTGGAACGTGGCCCCCTATGACATCTGGGTGGCCGAGCAGATTGACCTGAACGTGGGCAACACCGGCCATCACCAGATAGGTGGCCAGCCATGATCAGCATCACCCTGGACAGTCGCCGCACCCAGGAACAGCTCAAGCTGCTGGCCCTGTCACCCAAGCAGCGCAAACGCCTGGTGTGGCGGGCAGCCGCCGAGCTCAAGAAGCTGGCCGCCCGCAACGTGCGGGGCCAGCAAGACCCCAACGGCAGTGCCTGGGCCCCGCGCAAACGGGGCAAGCGCAAGATGCTGCGCGGCCTGCCCAAGCTGCTGGAGATCCACGCCCCCCGCCAGGACGTGGCCGAGCTGGGTTTCAAGAAAGGCACCATGAGCGCCCACGCCGGGGTCATAGCGGGCACCCACCAGAAGGGTCACACCTTCCTGGTCACCGCCGCCAGCCGGCGTCGCATTGCGCCCAGTGAAGGCGGCAAGCACAAACCGGCCAGCAAGGCCCAAGCCCGCAAGCTGCGGGAATTGGGGTTCAAGCGCCCGGGCAAGCGCAAGCGCGCCTACCGCTCGGCTTCCTTGGGCTGGATCACCGGCAACCTCAACGCGGCCCAGGCCGGCCTGCTTATCAAGAAGCTCAAGGATGAACCAGTGAAAAACCACTGGGAGATAAAGCTCCCTGCCCGCCCGTTCCTGGGTGCCAACACCCGGCAACGGGAGCAAGCCTTTGCCCGCGCCCTGCAAAGCATCGACTACGGCTGGGACGTCAACAAACAAGACCTGAAGGGGAACTAACGCCATGTGGCCTTATGTACAGATCAACAACTTGAACCAGATGCAGGGGCCGGTGACCGAAGTCGAGCGCCACCTGCTGTTTATCGGCAGCGCCGCCAGCAACACCGGCAAGCTGCTCTCCCTCAATACCCAGTCCGATTTTGACCAGCTGCTGGGCGCCGCTGACAGCGAGCTCAAGGCCAACCTGCTGGCGGCCCGCGATAACGCCGGCCAGAACTGGACTTCGGCCGCTTACGTGCTGCCCACCGACCAATCCTGGCTGGATGCGGTACGAGAGGCTCAGCAAACCCAATCCTTTGAAGGTGTCGTGGTACTGGGGCAAGCATGGGACGCCGCCAGCATCAACGCCGCCCACGCCCTCAACCAGGAGCTGATCGCCAAGTGGGGACGCTGGCAGTTCATGCTGCTGGCGGTGCCGGGTATCAATGCCACCGGCGAAGGCGCCCAAGACTGGCCCGAGTACGAGGCCACCCTGGCCGCCCTGCAGGAGGGCATCAAGGCCGATTCGATTGGCCTGGTGCCGATGCTCTGGCCAAACCTCATCGGGGTCTATGCCGGGCGCTTGTGCAACCGGGCGGTGAGCATCGCCGACAGCCCGTGCCGGGTGAAGACCGGCGCCCTGGTCGGCCTTGGCAACAAGCCGGTGGACAAGGACGGGATCCCGCTGCCGCTGGCCACCCTGCAGACCCTGGAAGCCAACCGCTACTCGGTGCCGATGTGGTACCCGGACTATGACGGCCTCTACTGGGCAGACGGGCGCCAGCTCGATGCCGAGGGCGGTGACTACCAGGTGATCGAGAACCTGCGCATTGCTTACAAGGTGGCGCGCCGGACCCGTATCCGCGCCATCGCCCGCATCGGTGACCGCTCGTTCAACTCCACCCCGGGCAGCACCGCCGCCGCCATCACCTACTTTGGCAAGGACCTGCGCGAGATGGCCAAGGCCACCACCATCAACGGCCAGCCGTTCCCGGGCGACATCGCCTCCCCCAAAGAGGGAGACATCAGCATCCAGTGGACCGCCAAGAACCTGGTCTCTGTCTATGTGGTGGTGCGCACCGTGGACTGCCCCAAGGGGATCACCGTCAACATCATGCTCGATTTGAGCCTCAATAACGGGGAGGGCTAAGCAATGACCCGTCGTATTTCCGGTGCCAGCTTTGACACCACCCTGATGGGGGCCATGGTCCACGTCGAAAAGGCCAGCCTCTCCATCACCGACAACAGCGCCGTGGCCCAGACCCGGGGCGTCCCGGATGGCTATGTGGACGGGGACGTCTCGGCGGAGCTGGAGTTCGAGCTCGACACCAAGAACCTCAAGTTACTGGCCGATGCCGCCAAACGGGCCGGCAGCTGGCGCGGGATGGAACCGGACGATGTGCTGTTCTACGCCGACACCGGCAGCGACCAGATGAAGGTGGAGGCCTTTGGCGTGAAGCTCTTGGTCTCCGACCTGCTCGACGTCGATCCCAAGGGCGGCAGCAAGAGCGTGCACAAGGTGAAAGGCTTTGTGACCTCCCCCGATTTTGTTCACCTCAATGGCGTGCCGTACCTCTCCAAGGACGACACCCGCCACCTGCTGGGTTAAGGGGGAACAGTGGACGATATCGACCGCGCCAACCAACACGCCGCCCGCATGCTGGCCGCCAACCTGGCCAAACAAGTGGGCAAAGGGCGCTACCAGGGCATGAGCCTGCATCAGTGCGAGGAGTGCGACGACCCCATCCCCGCGGCCCGTCGCCACCATGTGCCGGGGGTGCGCCTGTGCGTCCCCTGCCAGACCCGCCTTGAACGGCTGGCCCGCTAACCCGAGCAACGGACATGAACGCCATGCCTCATAAAGACCCCTTCATCAGTGCCATGCTGCTGGCCTGGTTGATGGACAACATGCCCACCGTCTATGGCACCGCCCTGGCCGTGTTAACCGCCTGGCTGCGCATCACCTATGGCGGGGGCAGTGGCCGCCGCCGGCTGCTGGAATCCGTCCTGTGTGGGGCGATCACCTTGGCATTTATCAGTGCCTTTGGCTGGTTCGGGATCCCGGGAGAAGCGGCCGGCTTTGTCGGTGGCATGGTCGGCCTTATCGGTGTGGAGACCATTCGCGGTATTGCCGAACGCTGGCTCAACACCAAATTACCCAAGGAGTGAACAGACGTGATGACTGATCAAATGCAGATCCACAAAATCAACGAGCGGCTCAAGCTGGTCAATGCCGACTCGCTGGCTTACCTCACCACACTGCCATCCCACAGCCTGGATCTGGTGGCCGTCGATCCCCCTTATTACCGGGTCAAAGATCTGAACTGGGACAACCAATGGCCCAACGTCGAGGCCTATCTGGATTGGCTGGAAGCGTGCGTGGTGGAGTTTGCCCGCATACTCAAGCCCAACGGCTCGCTCTATCTGTTTTGCAGCCCCAGCCTCAATGCCGACATCGAGCTGCTGGTGCGCAAGCACTTCAACGTGCTGAGCCACATCGTCTGGGCTAAGCCATCTGGCGTGTGGAACCGGGCTGACAAGTCGGCCTTGCGCAACTTCTGGCCCGCCAGTGAACGCATCATCTTTGCCGAGCAGTTGGGTGCCCATGGCAGCGTACAAGCCAGTGGCTATCGCCAAGCCTGCCAGGCACTGCGTGGCCAGGTAATGCAGCCACTGATCGACTACTTCCAGCAGGCCAAGGCCGCCTGCGGTATTTCCAACAAAGAGATCGACCAGGCCCTGGGCTGCCAAATGGCGGGCCACTGGTTTGGCCGCAGTCAATGGAGCCTGCCAAGCGAAACGCAATATGCCCGCTTGCAAGCCCTGTTTGCCCGCAAAGCCCACGCCCTGAGCCGGCCCCATCGCGAGCTCAAAGAGACGTATCAGGGACTGCATCGCACCTATCAGACCCTGGCCGCCAGTTATGACCAGCTCAAGGCCGAATATGAGCAGCTGCGCCGCCCGTTCAGCGTCACCAAAGAGGTGCCCTTTACCGATGTGTGGACCTATCCCTCGGTGCAGGCCTACCCGGGCAAACACCCGTGCGAAAAGCCCGCCGCCATGATGGAGCACATCGTGCGTACCAGCAGCCGGCCGGGTGACGTGGTGGGGGATTTCTTCATGGGCTCTGGCGCTACCGGAAAAGCTGCCTGGCGCCTCGGCCGCCGCTTTATCGGGGTGGAGCTCGAAGCCCATCGGTTTGCCCAGACCTGCCAGGAATTTCAGGCCCTCATCAGCCAGGAGGAAACCCACCATGGCGCGCAGTAACTGCCACCCGCAAGTGGCCGCTTTTCTGGACATGCTGGCCTATGCCGAAGGCACCAAAGGGCTCGGCGATGACGGTTACAACAAGCTGGTCAACCCGGCGGGGTTCTTTACCGACTACCGCACTCACCCCAACGTCAAGGTGCAGGTGAACCCGCGCCTAGTCAGCACCGCCGCCGGGCGCTATCAGCACCTGTCCAAGCACTGGCCACACTACCGTGACCGGCTCGGCCTGCCGGACTTTGGCCCCGAGTCGCAAGACACCTGGGCCATCCAGCTTATCCGCGAGCGCAAGGCGCTGGCCGATGTGGTCGATGGCCGCATCCCCCAGGCGATCGCCAAATGCGCCAACATCTGGGCCAGTCTGCCCGGTGCCGGCTATGGCCAGCGCGAGCATCGGCTAGCTGACCTGCTGGCCAAGTTCACCGAGTTTGGCGGGGTGCTGGCATGAACATCTTCAAAGAACTGTTCTCCAACCTGCTGTTTGTGCTGGTACTGGCCATGGGCGCCGCCTTGCTCCTGGGCAGCCGCATGCTCGATAGCCGAGGCAAGGCGCTGGCCACCGCCAACGAGACCATCACCACCCTGCAGAGAGCCAACGACCAGATGGCCACCGAGTTCAAGACACTGCAACGAGAAGAGAGGGGGCTGCGCACGCTGCTCGCCCACCAGAACGCCGCCCTGACCGAGCTCGACCAACAACAGAGGAAAACTGCCGATGACCTGCAACACGCCCTGGCCACGCCGCCGGCGGGCCGCCCGGACTGCGCTCGCGAGCCTCTGCCTGTTGGTGCTCTGCGCCTGCTCCAGCCAGCCAAGGACCGTGGTGCACGCCAAGGTGGTGAAGCGGCTGCCACCGCCGGGGCTGGTGCCCCACTGCCCGGAGCCTGAATTTAACGGCACTACCTGGGGCGAGGCAGTGGCCTTTATCCCCACCCTGCAGGGCGCGCTGCGCCGCTGCCAAACCCAACTCGACACCCTGAATCAGTGGATTGAACAAGAGGAAACCACCCCATGAGCAAGCAAACCATCACCCTGACCATTGCCGGCACCGACATCAGCTTTGAGCCAACCCTGGTGGCCTACAACAGCTACATCAACGACCTGGCCATGAACGACAAGGTGGCGCCGGCCCACAACTACCTGCGCAAGATTGTCAGCGCCGAGCACAAAGAGGCCCTGAGCGATCTGCTCGCCCTGCCGGGCGCGGCCCTGCAGCTGACCGCCAAGATCAACGAGGAGTTCGCGCCGGCGCTGGATATCACCGTAAAAAACTGACCGGGCGCGCCGAGGCCATCGAGCGCAACCAGCTGGAACAGGTACTGGCGCTGCGGCGCCACTACCTGCCCCATGAAGAGGATGACCTCGACAGCCTGGCCCGCGCCCTCTGGTTTGATAAGCATGCCCGGGACACGCTCGCCTTTGCCGTCGCGCAGGGGATAGCCAAAGCCTTCAACGGATAAGAGACCCCTATGGCCTGGATGGAAAAACTGATGATGCAGGTGGCACTGGTGGACAATGCCACCAAGCCGCTGGCGGGCATCAACACCCAGATCGACCAGATCAGCAAAGCGGGTCGGCAGGGGTGGACCAACATGGCCATGGGCACCACCACCGTAGTGGCCGGCGCCATGGCGATCCAGAACGTACTGGGCCCGGCTATCGAAATGGATCGGGCGCTGGCCGAGGTGGCGTCTCTGGACGTGCACGAACAGACCCTCAAACAGCTGTCCGACACCGCCCTGCAGTTCTCGGTGGACTATGGCGAGTCAGCCAGTGAGTTCGTGCGCGCCTCCTACGATATTCAATCCGCCATCGCCGGGCTTGAGGGCAATGAGCTGCCCGCCTTTGCCCGCGCCTCCGGGGTGCTGGCCAAGGCCACCAAGGCCGACACTGCCACCATCACCAACTACATGGGCACCATGTACGGCATCTTTGAGCAGCAGGCCGTGCGCATGGGCAAAGCCAACTGGGTAGAGGACATAGCAGGCAAGACCGCCACCGCGGTGCAGATGTTCAAGACCACCGGCCAGGGCATGACCGACGCCTTCAAGGGCATCGGCGCCAACGCCACCGCCGCCGGCATTTCGATGGATGAGCAGTTCGCCGTGCTCGGCCACCTGCAGGCCACCATGGGCGGCGGCGAAGCCGGTACCAAGTTCAAATCCTTCCTGGCCGGGGTCGGCAACGCCCAGAAGGCGCTGGGCCTGCAGTTCACCGATGCCGCGGGCAACATGCTGCCGGTGCTCGACGTGCTGGAAAAGCTCAAAGCCCGCTATGGCGAGACCCTGACCGTCGCCGGCGGCGATGAGCTGAAAAAGGCGTTTGGCTCGGATGAAGCGGTGTCGATGATCAAGCTCTTGATGAGTAACACCAAGGGGCTCTCCAACAGCATCAATGCCCTGGGCAACACCTATGGCATGGGCAAGGCCGAGCAGATGGCCGCCGCCATGACCGACCAGTGGCAGCGGGTCGAATCTGCCTGGTTTGCTATTCGGGCCGCCGCGTTCGGGGCGGTACTGCCCGCCATCAACCAGGTGGTGGGCGCCTTTGCCGATGGCGCCGACACCGTGCTGCGCTGGACCCGGCTCTTTCCCCACCTGACCAAGGCGGTCAGTTACGCCATCCTGGCCATCGTCGGGCTTGGCATGGTCACCGGGAGCTGGTTGCTGCTGGCGGGCTTGGCCAAGCTGGTGACCCTGGGCTGGGGCATCGTCATGACGGGGTTGCTCGCCCCGCTCAAGCTGCTGCGCGGTGCCATGGCGCTGATGCGCACCACCGTCTTGTTGGTGAACCTCGCCATGTACGCCAACCCGGTGCTGCTGATCGTGGGCGGCATCCTCGCACTGGTCGCCGCCGTGGCGCTGGCCATCGTCTACTGGGACGAGCTCTATGCCGCCTTCTCTGTGCTGACCAACTTTGAGCTACTGGGTGCCTTCTTCAGCGGGCTGGCCGAGACCTTCGGCCCCCTCGCCTCCCAGGCACTGATCCCCATTGCAGACACCCTGGGGATCATCGTGACCTTGCTCGGCCAAGCCTGGGACTGGCTCGGTTCCTTCTTCGGGGCCACCGAGCAGGCCAGCCTCGGGGTCGATGGGGTGACCGATGCCGGCCGGCGTCTGGGGTCCGTCCTCGGGGCCGTGTTCGAAGCCCTGCTCACTCCCTGGCAGTGGATCATCAAGGCCATTCGCTACGCCCTCGACTTGATGGGGATGATCCCGGGCATCGACATCGACACCAGCAAGCTGGTGATGCCGGACCTGAGCCTGCCCCTGACTACCCAGCTGCAAGCCCCGGCGCCGATGGAGCGCATCAATGCCCCGCTTGCGCGCTACCGCCAGCAAGACCAGAGCGCGGTGCCCTCGGGCGGCCTGGGCCAGCAGTTGATCCAGGCCAACGCGGCCGCGACCACGGCCAACCAGAAACCGGCCAAGGCCCTGCACATCGGCGAGGTGCACATGCACAACCAAAACCCGATGACGCCGGAGCAGATGGCCGAGAACGCCTGGCTGGAGACCAAGTGATGAATGAGCCCAAGTACATCGACATCCTGGTGGTGAACGGCGCCTGGCAGCTCGATGCGGGCGGCCAACCCCGCACCACCCAGGACCGCCACAGCATCGGTCAGGACATCAAGCACCGCATCATGGAGTCGGGGCTCGCCCGCAAGCTCATCGGCGAGCGCAGCCCGACCCTGCGCAGCGATGTGATGACCGAGATTGAACTGCTGGTAGAAGACGACGAGCGGCTGGTGCCCGGCACCATCCTCATCCGTGAAGAGGCCCCCGACCGGATACTGGTCACCGCCCGCACCTATGAATTTGGCGAACTGGAGGTAACCCTGTGAACCTGCGCCCGACCGTGGACTTTATGGCCCTGCTGGCCGAGACCGGCGTCCCGACCACCGAGCAGGCCATGGAGGCCGAGCTCAAAAAGGAAGTGGTGGCCGCCGGCTCCCTTATCACCAATGACAGCGATGTGAGCCCCTTTTGGCGGCTGGTGCGCGGGGTGGTGATAACGCCGGCGCTCTGGCTGGTCCGCACACTCTTGGCCGGCCATGTGCTGCCCAACACCTTCGCGGCCACCGCCACTGATGCCTATCTCGACCTCAAGGCATGGGACGTGGACTTGACCCGTAAACCCGCCCAGACCACCCGGGGCCTGGTCAACTTCGTCAAAGCCAATCCCAGCGAAGCGGTCACCATCCCGGCCGATATCTGGGTCACCACCGAGCGCATCAACGGCGCCATCTACCGTTTGCGGCCCCTGCAGGCGGTAGTGAGCCCAGCCGGCGAGGCGGTGGCCCGGGTGGTGTGCGAAGCAGAGTTCGCCGGGGCGGCCTGGAATCTGGCGCCGGGCTATTACAACCAGCTCAGCGAACCGGTCACCGGCATCCTGTCGGCCCGCAACGATGACAGGGAGTGGATAACCACCCAGGGCGCCGATGCCGAGGGCAACGACGCTTTGGGCTTACGCATTCAGAACCAGTTCTCGGCGGTGGGGCGTTACCACATCGACGCCATTTACCGCTCCATGCTGGCCAGCGTCGCCGGCATTCGGGCCGACCACATCTTCTTCGAGCACGAAGCCCCGCGGGGGCCGGGTACCGCCAATGCCTACATCCTGCTGGAGGTGGGCGCCACCCCGGCCAGCCTGATTGACCAGCTCAATGACTACGTGGGCCGCCAGGGCAACCATGGCCATGGCGATGACCTGTTTGTGATGAGCATCCCCGAGACCCAGCACAGCCTCACGCTGTCACTCTGGCCACAAGCCAACCTCACTGATGAGCAGCGTGCCGCGCTCAAGGCGGGCACCGAGAGCCTGGTCAGGGCGGCGTTTCGCCAGTCGGCGGACTTTCCGGCCGCCACCCGCACCTGGCCGCGCTCGCGCTTCTCGCTCTCCCAGCTGGGCCGAGAGCTGCACAGCCAGTTTCCACAGCTGCAAAGCCTCAAGTTCGCGCAGGATGACATCGTGTCGGGGCTGGCCATCCCGCGATTGAACAAACTGGTGGTGACCCTGCATGACTAAGCCGACCCCGCTTGAACACAACCGGCAGGCGCCGGTGCTGCCGGATGCCAGCGCCCCCTGGTGGGAGGATGGCTACACCATCAGCCCGGCCCATGCCGAGCCAGGGTTCTTGGCGCGGGGCATCAACGCCTTCTGGCAGCGGCTCAAGGGGTGGTTGTTGCTGCCACTGGCCCAGCAAGACCCGCTGACCTGCTCCGAATCCCTGCTCTCCTTGCTTGCCTGGGAGCGAGACATCGCCCGCTTTAACGGTGAGCCCATCGCGCTGTTTCGCAAACGGGTCAGGTTCGCCTTTGTGAACGCCCGGGACGCCGGCGAGGTGGCGGGCTTTAAGCGCATCTTCGAGCGCCTTGGCATCGGCTGGTGTGACATTCACGAGCGCCAGGCCGGCACGCCCTGGGACGTTATCACCATCGAGGTGACCGACAGCGCCATCGCCAACAACCAGCAGCTGATGGAAACCCTGATCCAACACTATGGCCGCACCTGCCGCCGCTACCGCTTTCAGGTGGTGTACCCGGTCACTGGCACCCTTCGCACCGGCCGCATCGACATGAGCCAGCAGGTGTTCGGCGCAACCCTCAAGAGGACAGCATGAGCCAAATCATTACCAACGCCTTTGCCAACTACCTGCAGGCGTGCCTAGCAACCCAAGTGCCGGTGGTGCTCGATGAGTTCGTGCTGGCCAATATCCCGAACCTTGACCCCAGCAAACCCATCAGCCCTGACCAAGGGTTGCCGCCGGCGGGCCAGATTGTGCATCGGCGCGCAGTGGACCAGCGCGGGCGTATCAACAACGACGCGGTGGCCTACACCATAGTCATGGACACCACGGTCGGCGATTTCAGCTTCAACGCCCTCTACCTCATCAACAAGGCCGCCGGCGTGGTGGGGATGATTGTGCACAAGGGGTTGGAGACCAAGCTCAAGACCAATGAGGCCACCGGCCAGACCGGCAACAGCCTGGTCAAATCCATGTTGATGGAATACGACCGAGCCCCGGAGGCCACCGCTACCCACGTGGATGCCAGCACCTGGCAGATTGACTATGCCGCCCGCCTGCGCGGGATGGACGACGACCTGCGCCTGCAGGCGCTGCAGTTCTTCGGGCCAGCCACCTTCTACGGCAACGGCTTTAATCTGGTCAATGAATCAGGGGTCTACAAGGTGCAGCCCGGGGTGGCCTACGTGGGCGGCCTGCGCGCCCAGCTCGATGAGGTCAAGAAGGTGACCCCGGGCGCCAAGCCGGTGGGACTCTGGCTGGACATCTACCGGGCAGGCTCCCTGCTTGATGCCTGGGTGAACCACTTCACCCTGACCTTGAGCGTGCCAGACCTGGTGGACTACCGGGACGCCAACGGCCATCAGCACCATGTGGCCAAGGTCGCCATCATCAATGCCAACGGCAGCGTCACCGACGTGCGCCGCAAGCGCACCCTCGAGCTGACCGGGGATGTCACCGGCAAGGGCATCCTGGAAGATGCCCAGGGCGTCAATATCGCGGTGGAGATAAAGGACGGCAGCCACCGCCACAAGTGGGGCGAGCTCGACCAGGTACCGGCCACTGCCAGCCGCTGGCCCAGCTGGGCAGAGGTGTCCAGCAAGCCGGACCTCGCGGCAGCCAACCACACCCACCCCGGCTCCTGGCTCAATCCCATCAACTTGAGCACGGAGGACCTCGACACCCTCAAAGAGCCCAAGGTGTATGCCCAGCATGCCAACGCCAACACCTCGGCCGCCCGCCACTACCCGGAGAACAGCGCAGGGGCGCTGATTATCAGCAGTGGCGCCGGTCCCCAGCAGACCTACCTGGTCTACAACTCGAGCCGGGTCTGGCGCCGGGCCCAATACAGCACTGGGGCCTGGACACCCTGGACCCGGGATTACAACACCGGCAACAAACCCACGCTGGCCGAGCTGGGGGCCGCGGCGGCCAGTCACGCCCACCCCTGGGCCCAAATAACCGGGGTACCGGTGCATGCCACCCGCTGGCCCACTTGGGCAGAGGTCAGCAGCAAGCCCGCCACCATGCCACCGGCGGCGCACACTCATCCCTGGGCGCAAGTCACCGGGGCGCCGGCCACGGCTACCCGCTGGCCCGCCTGGGGCGAAGTCACTGGCAAGCCGGCCACCATGCCGCCCGCCGCGCACACCCACACCGCGGCTCAAGGCAACGCCGATATTGTGGCCAGTGGCTGGGGACAGGTGGGCTCATATGCCATGGCTTGCTGCATCGCCTACGTAGGAGCAAAAACGGCCGGCTACGTCATTGCCGGTAGCAACCTGAAACTGGCCTGCGGCTCTGACCAATGGGCGGGTCGAGGGGCCACCCTGCCCGGCACCTGGAAACTGCTCGGCTATATCGTCGGGGATGGCAAGGACGGTGGCTGGAATAACTCAACCTGGATCCGCATCAGCTAAGGGACATCTCATGAGTATCGATATCGTCAAGGTGCGCAATGTCACCGCCCACCCCGAACAGGACAACGAACTGAATATGGAGGTGCTGTTTGCCCACCTGCCGGCGTTTGTCCCCTTCACCGCCCGCAGCAATGACTGCGAGGAGCATGGCCGCGAGCTCTACAGCCGGGCCATGTTTGGCGAGTTTGGTCCCATCGAGGTGATCACCCCGTCACCGCCGACCGAGGTCCAGCAACAGGCCATCCTGACAGATAAGCTGCAACAGGCGGCCCGCGCCATGGCGCCGCTGGAGGACGCCAACACCCTGGGCATCATCAGCGATACCGAGCGCGAGCGGCTCACCGCCTGGCAGCGCTACCGGGTCGTCCTCTACCGCCTGCCACAGAGTGACGGCTGGCCCACCGAGGTCAGCTGGCCAGAGGCGCCGCAATGAGTTGGACACAAGGGCCACTGCGCTGGCCTGCCACTGCCGCCAGCCTGCACAGCCGCGCCCGAGGCGTGCTCGGCCAACTGCCCACCACCCAAGCCAGCGCCATGGACCGCCTGCAGCGGCTCGCGGCCCGCGCCCAATACCGGCGCCACCCGTTAAGCGAGGCGGCCGCTGCACTGGCGAGCCTGCGCAGCGATCTCGACCAGCTGCTGGTGACCGGCCGTTGTCTGACCGTCACCCCCTACCAATACGGGGTAGGCGATCAGCAGGGCAGCCAGTACCACCTCTCCGCCCCCAAGGCGGTAGCCACCCTGACCGCCAAGCTGCAAGACGGGGCCGACCCGCGCCTGCCCGCCGGCCAGCTGCACGCCCTCGCCTGGTTGGTGACCGGCAACAGCGCCGATGACTTGGCCCAGCAACTGGCAGCGCTCTGCGCCTTGCTGCCACTGCCCGAGTGGTGCGCGGCTTTGCGCCGCCTCACCGCCAACAACGACACCATGAGCCAACCGACGGCGGCCAAGGTCCCACGCTGGCGCGCCGACGAGCCGCTGACCTGGGCGCCGCTGCGCCCGGCTCGCATGGCGCTGGGGGCTGAGCTAGCCCAGCTCGAAAGCCTGGCCCGGGACAGCAAAACCCCGATGGCAAAATTGCAGGCCCTGGCCAGCCGCCGAGCCGACCGCCTGGAAACGCTCGCCGAGACACTGACCAAACTGGAGACGCTCTCCGGCACGCTCTGGCACTGGCACGGCCAGGGGGATGCGGCGAGCCTCGCCACCCAGCTGGGCCAAAGCGCGCCCCCCGACCACAGCCAGAGTATGACGGTTGGCGCCCTGCTGCTCTCCCCTTCCCCGCTCACTTTCTGGCAGGAGTTAACCCCATGAGCCAAGCCATGCTGACCCTGGATGGCGAGCCCATCATCATGAAGTCGATGCGGGTCTCTGCATCGATGCAGTTTCAGGACAAGGACCAGAGCGGCCAGACTAGCTCGACCAGCAGTGCCGAACAGGGTGCCAAGGGCAAGGAGCTCGACGTCTCCGGCCTTATCCCGTTCAAGGAGGAACGCATGCTGAGCCGGCTGTTTGAGTTGGCCGATGCCAAGGGGAACGGCGGCAAGCGCCACGTCTACCGGGTCGGGTCGCTCTTGGCCAAGTCGGTGAAGGTGCGCCAGGCCAAATTTGCCGGGCGTATCACCGCCAGCGAACAAGAGGGCCTGCTGGCCTGGCAGGTGCAGTTCACCTTGAAGGAGTTCAACTCGGTACCGGAGAAGCGCGAACAACGCTTGCCCAAACAAGCCCCAACCGTGGGCCAGGGCACCGATAACACCAGCGCCGCCAAGGGCGGTAGCAAGGGGGAAGGAGAACCGGATCTCAGCAGCTTCGAGCGCTATGTGCTCAAACCGATGGATGACGTACTGGCATGAAACTCTCCACTTCCCTGACCCTCGCCGGCCAGCCGGTGCACCTGGTCGATCACGATATGGTGCTGGACCTCAACGCCGGCGGCCGCGCTGCCCTGACCATTGAGGGGACGGCCAACAAGGGGCAGCTCTTTACCCTGGACACCGGCTACAACGGCGACCTGCGCCGCTGGTTCACCGGTTATGTGTACGACGTGCAGCCCGCCACCAACGGCGCCAGCAAGTTGCTGTGCCGCGAGCTGGCCGGCGCCTTGGGCACTCGCCTGCCCGTCAGCCAACAACACGCCACCCTGCGCGGCCTGCTGGCCTGGCTGACCGACCAGACCGGGCTGACCTTTCTGCTGCCCAAGGGGGTGGACTACACCGACCGGCCGATCCCCAACTTCACCAGCGCCGGTACCGGCTATCAGCTGCTCGATAACGCCGGTCGCGCCTTTGAGGTGCCGGACTTTGTCTGGTACCAGCAACCCGATGGCGCCATCTTTGTGGGGAGCCACACCCACAGCCGTTGGGCGGGCAAGGAGGTGACGCTCGATCCGGCCTGGTCAGGCCGCCAGGCAGGCGACACCCTGACCCTGTCGCCGGTGCCGTCCATCCGGCCCGGCGCCGTCATCAACGGCAAGCGGGTGATGCGGGTGCGGCTCAAAGGTGACGAGATGACCCTGACCACCGCCACCCAGGGCAAGACCAGCAAGTCACCGGAGCGGCGCAAGATAGAGGGGGAGTTCCCGGAACTGGCCGACAAGATGCACCTGCCCAAGTTTGGGCGAGTCGAGGCCATCAGCGACCAGGCCAGCGCTGGCCAGCTCAATGATCCGTTTCGCCCCCGCTATGCGGTGGACGTGCAACTGCTCGGCGAAGATGGCCAACCGGATAAGGCCGCGCCCCTTTATCGGGCGGTGCCGCTGCCGGTGCAGTTCGGCGGGCAGGAGCAAGGGCTGCTGCAGTTCTCCACCGAGGGGACCCTGGTTGAGCTGGGGTTTGCCTTTGGGCGGGCTGATCGACCCTTTATCCGCACAGTGCTTGGCAGTGGCTGGGCCCTGCCGGATATCGCCCCTGGGGAGCAACTGCAGCAGCAACGGGCCGAGGTATTCAGCCGCACCGATACCGTGGGCAACCAGAGCCGCCACACGGACCGCCGCCTGCATGACCAGGCCCTGCTGATGCACCACCAGAGTGACGACTACCTGGGTGAACATGGCCAGCATCGGCTGCAGGTGGCCCAGCACAGCATCGAGGAGGTGGGTGGGTTCAAGCTCATCGAGGCGCTGGGGGCCATCGAACTGCTGGCCGGTGATGATCTCACCCTGGGGAGCCTGAGCAACATGAGCCAGACCACGGCGGGGGATCTGGTCGAGGTCGTGGGTCAGCTGCGCCGGGCAGTGGCCGGCGAACTGCAACACCTGGAGGCCCCCCGTTCGTGGATGGGCACAGATAGCGTGAACATCTTCCGGCTGCTGCTACAGCTGATGAACGTGGTGGAGCAGCTGGCCGCTGCCACGGCCATCCACACCCACGGCAGTGGGCTAGCTCCTGGTAACAGCCAGGCCATGACGGGACATGGCCAACAGGCCAAGCAGTTGGCCGGCCAGCTATCCCCCATCATCGAGTAAGCCACCAAGCGAAGAAGGCCCCACATAGTGGGGCCTTCTTCTATCTGCCTGACAGCGCCTGAGCATGGCCAGGGAATGGCGCCGCATGAAGAGGCAGCCATCGGGCAGCGCTGCATCATACGTGAAGCCTGCGCACGCTCACAGCCTCCCAGCATACGGCAGCGACGCCCACCGCCGCGTCTGCGTCACGGAATCCGCGCTCTTCCGCTCCCGCCTGCGCGCCGCATCAATAAAATTTTTTGCAAAAGTGGATTACCGCAAAGCCATAGGCCCAGCCCCCGCCAGACAAAGGATCCGCAAGACGTTGAGGATCTGAAAAGAAGGATCTTTTTTGCAGGATTTTACAGCTTGATGAGCAATCAACCGTTCAGATAAAAAACCTAACTTGTTGAATGTGTTGTGGTTAACGTTATTTTCGTGGGAATTTGAAAGATCGAGAAGGAGCTTTAGGGGCACGATGAGAAATATGAAAAAACTTTTATTTCAACAAGTTACAAGATAACCAGGATTAAGTTGAAACTGAAATTATGAAAGGGAGCTACGGCCTTGGGGTAGCGGGCAACCTTTCCTACGTAAAGTAGGTTTTCTATGAAATGTGTCCGGTCACGCTAGGGTTGGCTGATAACTGGATTCACTAAGGCGGCCTGACTTGCTTGCACGAAACTTCAAGCAGCTTCGCTAAACTGAACAGGTAGGGTGGATGCTCCTTCGTACATGGAGCTATCTCCAGATCCTTGATGGTTCCAACATAGTTAAATGGACTGATAGCTTCGGGTGATACTATAGAAAAAACCATGGGTTCTATATCGAGACCCACCAGTCTTGCTGCCCTATTAACGGCCTCTGCAATGAGGGCTGCGTTGAATGGGGCTCTACAGCCATCACGTTTAATAACTACCGGTTTCACTTAGTTGCCACCTTCGATCCTGTCAGCAATTATCTACCCAAGAAACAACACACTGCTGCTTCAGTATGAAGATCCCACCGGAGGAATCGGCGGTTCCCCCTTGGTAAACGTGAGTTAGTGGTAATTGAACTCGAATACATAAATATGGTTCATATGAACCTCCACTTTAAGAAAACAATGCAGTCTTCTTGACGTCAGTTGAAATCAAAAAATCAGTTTGCTCTAGGCGCTAAAAACCTCCTCGACCATGAATCCTGCCAGGGAGTCACAGCAACATCTATGACCTTCAGGCACCAAAGATACAATTCCATACCAGACGTAGGAGCTCACGACCACATTGAAAAACTGCGCCTTTCAAAAAGGTCTTAGTGAGTCCGTCATTGGCAGGCACTGTTTCATGTTTGCCTTTACGGTTCGTGGGTTGTTTGTCTTTAGTACTTTCTTTTCTGCGTCGCGACATATCAATTTTCCTTGATATGAGGGACGCCTAACTCATCGTTTGCCGAGGGTAGGAACGGCAATACTAGATATTGGACTGCTTGAGCTCGACTTCAAGACTCATTGAAAACTATTTTTAGGAAGAAATGAGAAGTGGGCTCAGCTGAGCAGAGAGGGTTGGCCAGGAGAATAGACCGTTCAGATGAGCTTTGGTGGACACGATGTGGACACATCGTCATTATTGGTCGCCAGAAAAACTTAGGGCCACCCGCTTGGGTGGCCCTAAGTCATTGAATTCTAAATGGTGCCCGGGGTCGGACTCGAACCGACACGATTATTCATCGGCGGATTTTGAATCCGCTGCGTCTACCGATTTCGCCACCCGGGCAACTGCGAGGGATTATACGAATGGCGCGATGCCATGCAAGGTGTTTTTCTTGTGCACGCTCTCGTTTGCTCATTTATTCAACGCCTTGCCGATACAAGGTCAGTTACATAGAATGCCCGCATCATATTAATGGAATAAAAACGATGGCCAAGCGTACACCCGTCTCACCAAAACCTGTCTCTACCGCAACCCCGCACTACCCGTCGGCTGGTCTGCTACGCCGCCTCGGCGCTTTGCTCTATGACTATCTGGTGGTCATCTCTTTGCTGATCATCGCAGGCTTTATCGGTATGGGGGTAGCGCATCTGCTGCTGGCAACCGGCGCAGCTACCCTTCCGGAAGGCAAAGACGCTTCCTGGTTGCTGACCAGCCCGATCTACAGCGCCTGGCTCGCCTTCATCATCTGCGGTTTCTACACCTGGTTCTGGACCCGTGCCGGTCAGACCATAGGCATGCGCGCCTGGCGACTGCGCATTCAGAATGCGGATGGCAGCAACATCCGCATCACCCAGGCCCTGATCCGGCTGGCGACGGCGGCATTCGGCCTTGGCAACCTGATGTGTCTGTTCAACCGCAAGGCACCCCGCGCCTTTCAGGACATCTGGTCCGAGTGCGAAGTGGTGGTGTTGAGCAAGCAGGAGAATCTGGAGCAGCTGAACAAGTGATCTGGCGAGCAGGGTATGAATAACAAGAAGGGCACCCAGTGGGTGCCCTTCTTGTTTGGTCTATGCAGGCCGCTACTGTTTGCGGCTCAAGATATAGAAGGAGATACCGCCAAACAACAGACTGGGAGCAATGGCGGCCAGGATCGGCGGCACTGCGTACACCAGACTGATGGGCCCGAACACACGATCGCTCACATAGACGGCGAAACCTGTCATGATCCCCATCAGCATGCGAGCCCCCATGCTCACCGAGCGCAGCGGGCCGAAGATGAAGGAGGAGGCGAGCAGTATCATGGCCACCACGGAGAGCGGCGACAACAGCTTGCGCCACATCTCCAGCTTGTAACGCCCGGCGTCCTGCTTGTTGGCGTCCAGATAGCCTATGTAGTCGAGCAGACCGGCCACCGGCAGGTTTTCTGGGTCGATACTCACCACACCGAGCTGCTTGGGCGTGAGCTCGGAGCTCCACTCCATCTGGGCCTGCGTCTCGCTCAGGATCTGCGCGGGATCGTCAAAACGGGTGATCTGGACCTGCTTGAGCAGCCAGTGATGCTGCTCAAACACGCCTTCGCGAGCCTGGAGTATATCGATCAGCTTACGCTCTGGCGTGAAGCGATAGAGGGTGATGCCGGTCAGTGCACCATCGTTGCGCACCCCGTTGATATTGACGAAGTTGTTGCCATCGCGTGCCCAGACCCCATACGCAGAAACAGTCAATCGCCCCTCTGACAGCGCGCCAGCCTTGACGTCGTCTGCCATCCGCTTGGCGATGGGCGCCACATACTCACCCATCAATCCCACCAGTATCATCAAGGGGATCGCAGTCTTGAGCGCCGCCATCACGATACTGATCTTGGAGCGGCCCGCAGCCTGCATCACCACCAGCTCAGAGCTGGTCGCCAGCTGACCCAGCCCTATGAGTCCGCCCAGCAGGGCAGCCAGCGGGAAGAACTGAACCGCCTCCTTGGGCATGGAGAGCAGGACGTAATAGAGCGCATTGATCATGTC